GTCACTGACCTTGAGCATATCAGCCAGAGTATCGGCGATATCCTGCGCACACCGGTCGGCTCACGGGTGATGCGTCGTGATTACGGCTCGTTGCTGGCGTCAATGATTGACCAGCCGCAGACCCCGGCGCTTGAGTTGCAGATTAAGGTCGCCTGTTACATGGCGGTGCTGAAATGGGAACCCCGCGTCACCCTGTCATCCGTCACCACGGCGCGCAGTTTTGACGGGCGAATAACGGTCACGTTAACCGGTCAGCACAACGACACCGGCCAGCCACTTTCGTTAACCATCCCTGTGAGTTGAAACCATGCCGATTATCGACCTGAACCAGCTACCCGCACCGGATGTGGTTGAGGAGCTGGACTTTGAAACCATTCTTGCCGAACGCAAGGCGACACTGATTTCCCTTTACCCGGAAGACCAGCAGGAGGCGGTCGCCCGTACCCTGACGCTGGAATCTGAGCCTCTCGTCAAACTGCTGGAGGAAAATGCTTATCGTGAGCTTATCTGGCGTCAGCGTGTGAATGAGGCTGCACGGGCGGTGATGCTGGCCTGTGCCGCCGGTAATGACCTTGATGTGATTGGTGCCAATTACAACACCACACGCCTGATTATCACCCCGGCAGATGATTCGACCCTCCCGCCGACACCGGCCGTGATGGAATCTGACACCGATTATCGTCTGCGTATTCAGCAGGCGTTTGAAGGTTTAAGCGTCGCCGGGTCGGTGGGGGCCTATCAGTATCATGGTCGAAGTGCCGACGGGCGTGTCGCAGATATCTCTGTCACCAGTCCTTCTCCGGCCTGCGTCACCATCTCTGTGCTGTCACGTGAAAATAACGGTGTGGCATCCGAAGACCTGCTGGCGGTGGTGCGCAACGCCCTTAATGGTGAGGACGTCAGACCGGTGGCCGACCGTGTGACCGTGCAGTCTGCCGTCATCGTTGAATACCAGATAAATGCCACGCTTTACCTTTACCCTGGCCCCGAAAGCGAACCCATTCGCGCTGCCGCCGTGAAAAAACTGGAAGCGTATATCACGGCACAGCACCGGCTGGGGCGCGACATCCGACTGTCTGCCATTTATGCCGCTTTGCATGTGGAAGGCGTGCAGCGTGTCGAACTGGCTGCACCGCTGGCCGACATCGTGCTCAACAATACGCAGGCGTCTTTCTGTACCGAATACAGCGTCGTGACAGGAGGCTCGGATGAGTGATTCGCGACTGCTGCCGACCGGCTCATCACCGCTTGAAGTCGCTGCCGCAAAAGCCTGTGCGGAAATTGAAAAAACGCCGGTCAGTATTCGTGAGCTGTGGAACCCGGACACCTGCCCGGCAAATCTGCTGCCGTGGCTGGCGTGGTCATTTTCGGTTGACCGCTGGGATGATAAGTGGCCGGAAGCGACAAAACGCGCTGTTATCCGCGATGCGTATTTCATTCACTGCCATAAGGGCACTATAGGCGCAATCCGGCGTGTGGTGGAGCCGCTCGGCTATCTGATTGAGGTGAGGGAGTGGTGGCAGCTCAACGAGGAGCCGGGGACGTTCCGCATCGTTGTTGGCGTGCTTGAGCAGGGTATTACCGAGGAAATGTATCAGGAGCTGGAGCGCCTCGTTGCTGATGCAAAACCGGCAAGCCGCCATCTGACGGGACTGGCTATCAGTTTAAGTACAACCGGCAACATTTTTGCCGGTGCGGGATGCTATCACGGTGACGCCCTGACGGTTTATCCCTACACCCCGGAGGCCATTATTGTCGGAGGGGATTATTTCCCGGCCTCGGCCATTCATTTAATTGATAACCTGAGAGTAAACGCATGACAGTGAAATACTACGCCATTCTGACTAATCAGGGCGCAGCACGGCTGGCTAACGCGACGATGCTCGGCAGTAAGCTGAATCTGACGCAAATGGCCGTTGGTGATGCGAATGGTGTCTTGCCGACACCAGACCCGGCACAGACAAAACTGATTAATCAGAAACGCATCGCGCCGCTGAATCTTCTGAGTGTTGACCCGAACAACCAGAGCCAGATTATTGCGGAGCAAATCATCCCTGAGAACGAGGGCGGATTCTGGATCCGTGAGATTGGGCTTTATGATGATGAAGGCGTACTCATTGCGGTGGCGAACTGCCCGGAAACGTACAAACCGCAGTTGCAGGAAGGCAGTGGTCGTACCCAGACTATCCGCATGATTCTGGTTGTCACGAATACCGAAGCTATTACGCTGAAAATCGACCCGTCGGTGGTACTGGCGACCCGTAAATACGTGGATGATAAAGTCCTGGAATTAAAGCTGTATGTGGATGACCAGATGAGAAACCACATTGCCGCACAAGATCCTCATACCCAGTATGCGCAGAAACATAATCCGACATTTACCGGAGAACCAAAAGCGCCGACGCCTGCAGCAGGAAATAACACCACGCGGATTGCGACCACTGAGTTTGTTCAGGCCGCTATTACTGCTCTGATTAACGGTGCGCCAGCCACGCTGGACACACTGAAAGAAATTGCCGCAGCCATTAACAATGACCCGAAATTCAGTACCACCATTAACAATGCGCTGTCAGGTAAGCAGCCACTGGATGAGACGCTGACTCATTTGAGTGGAAAGGATGTTGCCGGTCTTCTCGCATACCTTGGTTTGGGAGAAGGCTCTGCATTACCTGTTGGTGTCCCTGTTCCGTGGCCTTCAGCCACTCCGCCAACAGGCTGGCTGAAATGCAACGGAGCAGCTTTTTCTGCTGAAGAATACCCGGAACTGGCAAAGGCTTACCCGACAAATAAATTGCCAGATTTACGTGGTGAGTTTATTCGTGGCTGGGATGACGGGCGTGGTATTGATGCTGGACGTGCTTTATTGAGCCTTCAGGCTGGGATGCTGGAAAAACACCGCCATATTGTTGTTGCCAATGATGGTTACGACACAAAAGATGAATGGGAACTGGCTACGATTTTCAAAAAAACATACACACAAGGACGGGGACTTGATGCCACAAATACAGGAGGGAGTCTGATCCCATCACCGACACTTCATTCACGAGGGAGTATCGGTAATACTGGCGGGAGTGAGACCCGTCCACGAAATATTGCATTTAACTTTATCGTAAGGGCTGCATAATGGATAACGCAGTATTAAATAGCGAGTTTATTGCCACGAAGGCGGGGAATATTACCGTCTATAACTACGATGGTGAAACTCGGGAATATATTTCTGCATCAACTGAATATCTTGCAGTGGGTGTCGGTATTCCAGCATATTCCTGTTTAGACGCTCCTGGTACATATAAGGCTGGTTATACAATTTGCCGTTCTGTAGATTTAAATTCATGGGAATATGTGCCAGACCATCGCGGTGAAATCGTCTATAACACCGAGACGGGAGATGCCAAAGAAATCACAGCACCGGGTGATTACCCCGAAAATACAACCACTATCGCCCCATTAACGCCATACGATAAATGGGATGGTGAGAAATGGGTGACCGATACTGAGGCACAGCATAGCGCCGCAGTAGACGCGGCAGAAGCACAGCGTCAGTCACTGATTGATACTGCAATGGCTTCCATTAGTCTGATTCAGCTGAAATTACAGGCCGGACGGAATCTGACGCAGTCAGAAACCAGCCGACTTAACACGGTGTTGGATTACATTGACGCGGTGACGGCAACAGATACCAGCACCGCGCCGGATGTTATCTGGCCTGAACTGCCGGAGACTGCGCAATAAACTCACCATCAATATATAAATCCCCCTGCTGTGTGTCAGCAGGGCATTCTTTCCATATTAATGATGGATGGAATCTTCCTTCAGGATTAATTTCCGTTATCTCTTCTACTTTATTTTCTTCAATTCTTGCCCACATATGAACCTCACCAGTAAATATAAACTGCGCCATCTGCTCCGGCACCCGACTGACCCGTTGATGAATTAGGACATAATCCAGCTCCGCCACCTCCAGGCCCAACTGCTGATACCGCTTTTCCGTTAGCTGTATCTCTGAATGAACCTGCTCCTCCGGGGCCACCACCAGAACCACCATTACCAGCTCCCGATGCGGCAGAAGCAATGGAACCTGGAGAACCTGGCCCAAGCGATGTATTAATTGTTCCCCCGACACCAACTGCTCCTAACCCTCCGGAAGGCTGGCCTCCGCTATAGCCTCCGGAAGCTGACATGTAAGTCCCGAAACTGCTCGAGCCACCATTTTTACCGTTTACAGAAATACCAGACACAGGCGCACCACCGGTACTGGAAAAACTCGGTGTTATCAACAAAGAGTCAGACACACTTGACCAGACCGCCGCCAGAACTCAAGCCGCCACGTATGGCCGCGGTGGTTATATTCCGGCGACCAGCTCTTATGCAGGCTATCAGGCTTATCAGCCGGTCACGGTACCGGCTGGTCGCTCTTATGTGGACCAGAGTAAAAACGAATATCACATCAGTCTGACGGGCGGTACTGCGCCGGGGACACAGCTTGACCGCCAGTTACAGGATGCACTCGAAAAATACGAGCGGGATAAACGTGCGCGCGCCCGTGCCAGCATGATGCATGACGGTTAAGGAGGTGACGAAAAATGATGCTCGCGTTAGGTATGTTTGTTTTTATGCGCCAGACGCTGCCACACCAGACCATGCAGCGTGAATCAGATTATCGCTGGCCGTCAAATTCCCGTATCGGTAAACGGGATGCCTTTCAGTTTCTCGGTGTGGGTGAGGAAAACATCACGCTTGCCGGCGTGCTTTATCCCGAACTGACCGGCGGGAAGCTGACGATGACCACGCTCAGACTGATGGCAGAGGAAGGCCGGGCGTGGCCGTTGCTGGATGGCACCGGCATGATTTACGGCATGTATGTCATCAGCAGGGTGAGTGAAACAGGGAGTATTTTCTTTGCAGACGGCACACCCCGGAAAATTGATTTTACGCTGTCGCTCACCCGCGTTGATGAATCACTGGCCGCGCTTTATGGCGATATCGGTAAACAGGCGGAATCGCTCATCGGTAAGGCTGGCAGTATGGCGACCAGATTCACGGGTATGACGGGGGTGGGATAATGCTGGATGCGCTGACATTTGATGCAGGCAGTACGCTGACGCCGGATTACATGCTGATGCTCGACAGCAGGGATATTACCGGCAATATCAGCGACCGTCTGATGAGTATGACCCTGACGGATAACCGGGGCTTTGAGGCTGACCAGCTTGATATTGAACTGAACGATGCCGACGGGCAGGTCGGGCTGCCGGTTCGTGGCGCTGTCCTGACGGTGTATATCGGCTGGAAAGGTTTTGCTCTGGTATGCAAAGGGAAATTTACCGTTGATGAGGTTGAACACCGGGGCGCGCCGGATGTGGTCACCATCCGCGCCCGGAGTGCAGATTTCCGCGGGACGCTCAATTCCCGCCGTGAAGGTTCATGGCATGACACCACGCTCGGTGCGATTGTTGAGGCGATAGCCTCCCGTAACAGGCTGGAAGCCAGAGTCGCTCCGTCACTGGCCGGAATTAAAATCCCACACATCGACCAGTCGCAGGAGTCCGACGCGAAATTCCTGACCCGTC